ATGCGATCTGATGGAACTTCATCCGCCGATGGCTTTGCCTTCGCCGGCTATGCGAGCCTGTTCAACGTGGCTGATCTGTCCGGCGACACGGTTCTGATGGGCGCGTTTCATCGCTCCTTGCAGGCGCGTGGCGTTGCCGGGATCCGCATGCTTTGGAACCATGATCCAGCTGAACCGATCGGCGTCTGGACAGCGATCCATGAGGACAGCCGCGGCCTGCGCGTCGAAGGTCGCCTGACAACCGCTGCGTACCGGGCGCGCAGCTTGGCCGCGCTGATCAAGGATGGCGCGCTCGATGGACTCTCCATCGGCTTCCACACCCTGCGCGCCAACCGCCCGAAACCGGCCACCAAGGCGGGGCCGGCACGGCGTTTGATCGAAGTCGATCTCTGGGAGGTTTCGCTGGTGGCCTTCCCCATGCAGCCGGGCGCCCGCGTCGATCGGATCAATACCGGTGAGCCAGCGCCACCGCAGACCTTCGCCCTCCCGAACCCGCCCGCACATTCTCCCACTCTGCAAGCCTAAAGGACCAAAACCCATGACTGACGCCAACCAGGATCGCGAGATCAAGGCGCAAACCGCGCCGTCCAAAGACCCGTCCACCGAACCGCAGATCGTCGCATCGATGATGGAAGCGCTGACCGCCTACCGCGATGCAAATGATGAGCGTCTTGATGCTTTGGAGAAACGCGGCAACGCCGACCCGCTGCTCGCCGACAAGCTGGCCCGTATCGATGCAGCCCTTGATGCCAACACTGACAAGCTCAACCGCTTGTCCGCGACGCCCCAACGCCCGCGTCTTGAAACAGCTTCAGCGCGCCTTGAGCGCTCTGATCACGCCCGAGCCTTTGAGACCTATGTGCGCGCTGGCACAACCGCCGGCCTGCAACGCAAAGCCATGGAGTCAGGCACCGATGCCGATGGCGGTTATCTTGTGCCGCAGGAAGCCGAAAGCACCATTGGCGATCACCTGACGGCCCTCTCGCCTATGCGCTCCATCGCCACCGTGCGCCAGGTGTCCTCCACCATCTTCCGCAAACCGGTGACCACAGAGGGCTTTGACGCCGGGTGGGTCGCCGAAAACGCGCCGCGACCGGAAACCGGCTCGGTGGTGCTGTCGGAAATCGCCTTCCCGACGATGGAGCTCTACGCCATGCCAGCGGCGACCGCGACGCTGCTCGACGATGCGGCCATCGACATGGATGTTTGGCTGGCTGGCGAGGTGGATGCCGCCTTTGCCGAGCAGGAGAGCTTCGCCTTCGTCAAAGGCAATGGCACCACGCAGCCGCTGGGGTTCCTCTCGGCGCCGACCGTTGATGAAGCCAGTTGGGCCTGGAACAGCCTTGGTACGGTGTCGACCGGCGTCGATGCCGATTTCCCGGCCTCCGACCCCTCTGAGGTGCTGATCGATCTGGTCTATGCGCTGAAGTCCACGTACCGCCAGAACGGCACCTTCGTCATGAACCGTTCCACCCAATCGGCCCTGCGAAAGATGCGCGATGCCGACGGCAATTACATTTGGACGCCGCCCTCAGCAGCCGGAGTCAAAGCCTCGCTGCTCGGTTTCCCGGTGGTGGAAATGGAGGACATGGATTCCATCGCTTCGGATGCCAAAGCCATTGCGTTCGGTGACTTCCGTCGCGGCTATCTGATCGTTGATCGCATCGGTGTGCGGCTCTTGCGCGATCCTTACACCGCCAAACCCTACGTGCTTTTCTACGTGACCAAGCGTGTCGGCGGCGGCATTCAGGATTTCGACGCCATCAAGCTGCTCACCTTCTCAGCGGCGTAGTTGGGGCGCCTCCCACCCTACACGCCTGACTGAGCTGCAAACGGCCTGCCTCTTCCGTGAGGCGGGCCGTTTGCGTTGGATTCTCTCTTTTTGGAGCCTCGCGCATGACGCTGGTGCAATTGACAAGTCCGGCCATCGAACCGGTCAGCCTCGACGATTTCAAGGCGCATGCGCGCATCGACGCCGAGGATGAAGACACGCTGTTGGCGGCCATGCTGCTCGCCGCGCGGGCCCACACCGAAACGCTGTCGGGCAAGCTGTTCATCACCCAAACCTGGCGCATGATCGCCGATGAGGTGCCAAGCGACGGGCGCATCGCGCTGCTCGTGCGGCCTATTCGCTCCGTCGAGAGTGTTGTGGTTTATGACGCCGCCGGTTCTGCATTGACCTTGGAGCCGGAAGACTGGCTGGCCGATCTTGGCGGGCGGTGGCCGCGCCTGATGCTGCGCCGTCCCGCTGCTACCCGCATGCGGGCCATGAACGGCATCGAGATCGACGTCACCGCCGGATATGGCGACACGGGCCTCGATGTGCCCGCCGTGCTGCGCCATGCCATCCTGATGCTCGCCACCCACTGGTACGCCCACCGTGCGACGGGCTTTGATTTCACCTCCGCCGGTGAGCCCGAAGGTCTGTTCGAGTTGATCGAGCCGTTCCGTGAGGTAAGGTTATGAGCCCGGCATATGATCCCGGCGCGCTGAGCCTGCGCATGCAGGTTCTCGAACCCATTGCCACTGACGATGACATGGGCGGCGCAGCCATCACCCACACGCTACGTCGCTCGGTTTGGGCGGCGTTCGAGGAAGATGGCCCCGCCCGCCAAAGCGCCGATCCGGTGAACGACGCGCTCGCCACCGGAACCGTGCGCACCCGCATCGCCCTGGCCCCGCCGGTCGGTTGGCGCCTGCAATGGACCGCCCTTGGTGGCATGCGGGCGGTTGAGGTTATCGCCGTTCAGCGCGGCACATCGGCCGATCCGTTTGATCTTTGTGCCGTGCGTGAGGTGACGCCATGACCGGCCTTGCCACCCGAGAGGCGATCAAAGCGCTCGTCGCGGCCCTGCAAGCCGATCCGACGTTGGCCGCCTTCGCGATCACTGATCGCCCCCCGCGGCCAAGTGCCCTGCCGCATATTCGCGTCGGGCCGGTGACGGAGGAGCCGTGGTCAACAGCCTCCTCCCACGGCGCTCAATTGACCGTTTCGCTGTCGCTGACCAGCCGCACGGGAAGTTTCACAACGCTGTCTGACGCCGCCAACGCCATCGCAGCCTTGCTTGAGACACCGCTATCCCTGGCCGGTGCCACAAGCATCATTCAGCGCCTGACAACGAGCCGCTTTGCACATGAGCCCAGCGGCAATCTGGAACGCGCGACCCTGTCGGTCACGTTGCTCATCGACCTTGGCGATGCCGTCTAACCCAACCCCGCGAGGCTCCAATGACCGCCCAGTCTGGACGCAATCTGCTTCTCAAAATCCACAACAGCCAGACCGACCAGTTCGAGACCGTCGGTGGCCTGCGCGCCCGCGCCATCGGTTTGGCACAGGAACTGGTCAATGTGACCCATGGGGAAAGCGAGGGGCGTTGGCGCGAATTGATCGGCGACGCTGGCCTGCGCCATGGCAAAATCTCCGGTTCAGGCCTCTTCCGCGATGCAGCCTCCGACGCCCGTGTCCGAGGCCTGTTTTTTGATGGCGCCGTTGCGACCTGGCAGGTGGTGATCCCCGATTTCGGCACCATCGAAGGGCCTTTTCTGGTCACAACGCTGGACTATGCCGGGCGGCACGACGAAGCGATCACCTTTGAGATGGTGCTGGAATCGGCCGGCGCGCTTACCTTCCAGGCCGCCGCCTGATGGCCAATCGTTACCGTGGCGAGGCGAGCCTGGAAACGCCCGATGGCATGCTGACCTTGCGCCTGTCGCTCGATGCGCTTGCCCGTCTTGAAACAGCGTTGGCCGTTGAAACGCTCGGCGCCCTAACCGAGAGATTGGTGGGCGGCGACCTCACAGCGCATCAGTTGCAGACGGTCCTGCTCGAAGCGATCATCGCCGGTGGCGATCTCGACCGACCAAAGGCAGAAGCGGTGCTAGGAGAGCTCGGCACGCCACTGACCTTGCGCAAGGCCTATGTTGATCTGATGCGCGCCACTTTTGCGCCATGACGACCCCCGTCATGCTTGAAACCCTCGTCGATTGGATGGTGCGTCAGCGGTTTGCAAGGCTTGAAACGGTCTGGGCTTTGAGTTTGCCCGATGTGCGTCGCGCTGCCCGGCTGGCCCATCCGCAGGCCGGCACAGTTCCGCCGTCACCTGACGATCTGGCGGCGCTCATGCGCGCCTTCCCCGACACTTCCGACCGTAAGGACAATGGCCATGGCCACCAGAGAACTTTCTGATTTCACCACCGGATTGCGTGAGGAACTCAGCGACCTTCAAGCCGACGTGACGTCCTTGTCCGGTGAGCTGACCAAGAGCCTCGCCAAGGCGCTTGTTGAGGGCAGGGAACTGGATGGTCTGCTGCAAAGCCTCATTCTTCAGCATTCCAACAGCGCGCTATCCTCGGCGATGGGCGAGGCTTACAATCTCGTCGGATCGCTGGGCGAAAGCCTGGTCGGCGCCGCCATCGGTGGCGTAACCGGCGGCGCGGCAAACATATTCAACGTCAATGTCGCAACCCCCGACGCCAACAGCTTCCGGGGATCGGAAACGCAGCTCACTGCATCGCTGGCCCGTGCCGTCTCGCGTGGCCAGCGAGGGCTTTGAAGCAATTCCAGGAAAAAGCCTGTCCCGGACGTGATCCGGGGTGGACACCGGTTTTCCGTCCGGAATTACGGCGAAACAAGCACTCGTCCGATCCCGTCACCGATCTAACAACAGAAAGGAGGCATCATGGCGATCTCCGGCTTTCATGATGTCAGCTTCCCGGTGCCCGTCGCTCGCGGTGCGCGCGTTACCACCCACCGTCAGACGGACATCGTCACCCTCGGCTCCGGCCATGAGGAGCGCAACACCCGCTGGAAACATGCCAAGCGCACCTATGATGCTGGCGGCGGTGTACGCTCGCTTGACGATCTCTATGCGGTGCAGAGTTTTTTCAACGCTCGCCTTGGTCAGCTCTACGCGTTCCGCTTTCGCGATCCGCTCGATCACGCCTCCGGGGCGCCAGGTACAACGCCACAACCGACCGATCAGGTCATAGGCACCGGCGACGGCATCACGCGAGCCTTTCAGCTTGCCAAACGTGCCGGTGATGCTGTGAGCCGCACCATTCGGCTGCCCGTCGCAGGCTCCGTGTCGGTGGCTGTGGATGGGGCACCGACGTCCAATGTCTCGGTCGACCTGGAAACCGGCGAATTGACCTTTGACGCAGGCGCGACCCCGGCGATCGGCGCCATCGTTACGGCGGGATTCCTGTTTGACGTGCCCTGTCGCTTCGACACCGACACGCTCGACATCGATCTGACGGCCTTCAAGGCCGGTTCGCTGCCGACAATCCCTTTAAAAGAAGTGTTCTTAAAGGAGCCCGCTGATGCGTGAGCTTGATGCGGAACTGGCGGCGAGCCTCGCCTCAAGCTGCACGACGCTGTGCCGATGCGTGCGCCTCACTCGGACCGACGGGCAGGTTCTTGGATTCACCGATCATGATGCGCCTTTGACTATGGACGACAGCACGTTTCTGCCCGCCGATGGGTTTGAGGCAAGCCAGGAAAGCGCTGCTCTTGGTCCTGCCGCCGGCGAGTGGGATCTGCGTGCCGCGCTCACCGATGATCGGATCACCCAGGACGATCTTCTGTCCGGTCGCTATGACGGTGCCGCGGTTGAAACGTTTCTGGTCGATTGGCAGAACCCGAGCGCCTTTGAGCGCCTGTCGTCGGGCACGCTTGGCGAAGTGACCAGCCGCGACGGCCTGTTTCAGGCCGAGGTGCGCGGACCGTTCGCCGCCTTTGACCGGGTGCGTGGACGGGTGTTTTCCGCCCGCTGCGATGCGGAACTGGGCGATACCCGTTGTGGCGTCAATCTCGACCAACCAGCTTACACCAGCCAAGCCACCGTGAATGCGGTGCTTGAACCGCACATCTTTCTGATTGCGGCGCCGAGTGGGCAGAGCAAGGGCCACTTCGATGGGGGTACGTTTCAACAAGGCACGGACAACCCGGTGCGCATCCGCGCTCACAGCGTCGATGGGTCGCTCGCCCGCATCACGCTTTGGCAGGCGCCGGTGACGCCGTTGGACCTGGGCGCTGCCGTCACCCTGAAGGCCGGCTGCGACAAGAGCTTTGCCACCTGCAAGGCGCGTTTTGGCAATGGCGTCAATTTTCGCGGCTTTCCCTACATGCCTGGCGATGATTTCGCCCTGTCCTATCCAGCCAGCAGCGATGGCAATCTGGACGGCGGGAGCTTGGGATCGTGA